GCGGCTTACTGGTAGAACGGACCTTCTTCAGGGAATACTTCCCCGACGTGAACGTCTTCTCCGATGTGGAGATTGGTTCACGAACTATGGTCCTGCCTATTGTGGCATTAAGCCACTGTAAGTAACCACCCTTTCCCGCATCAGACCGATGCATCTTTTCCGAGATGCGCCGGCTTGGCACGTCATCACTGACGAGCTGATAACGGAAGGAAAGATCACTACCACCCCAAAGAACATCGGGGACCAGAGACTTCAACCAATACCAAGTGCCCTCGACCTCTGGGTCGAGAATCACGTGGTACGAGTCTCCATGCGAGGCCCATTTCCGCAGCTTGTTAGCTACGTCAATGAGTTCCGGCAGGGTCTCAATTGGTTTCCTGATGTAGAAAGGAGTTATATCCACGCCATCATAGTAATGCCCTCCGCACGATTCGCGAAACGGCCCTGAAGCAAAGGATTTCTCGGAATTCACCGAGAAACCACAGAACTCTAGAACCGTAACCAAATCGCGGAAGAGGTGTGCAGGGCACACAATATCATCACCATAGACGGAGATACGACCTCGTGTTCCCGTAAAACGGGCGGTGGCACGTGCGAGAACGAGAAATATCAAACTCTCGAGCTCAAACGTGAACCCATTACCCATTGAAGAGAACATGAAGTTCCGATGTTCCTGACCATCAATGATGGTCACATGACACCTTACAGCGTCAAGGAGGTTGAACCAGGTCACGGGAAGGAGCTGTGCAACGAGTTCCGTCAAAACGGAATCCGAGGCACTCGAGAGATCAAGCGTCACAAGACGCCCATCAATCGATCCCACACGTGCCAATGATCGGTTTATCGACTGATCATTGAGGTTTATCCCGGTCCGGCGCAGGCAATTACGGAAATAATTGCCTATGCCCTTCTGGATGAACATGTTCAGATCTGGCTCTTTACAAGCACAACGATCTATATCGGTTTTCTTCGGCACAGTAAACAACACATTGCCGGGGACTTCCTTAATTACAAGGTCGTCCGCTACATCAAACCAGACCGGAAGTTCGTCCCGTAACAGGTCGAACCACGGCAGGGCTGATGCAGTGACATGTGCTTCTCCGACGTACTTGCCAGCCGGATGGCTGGAAAGACGTGATCGACTCGTCGAGGCACCACCGGAGAAAGACCCAATAAGGGCCTCAATCGGTGGCGTCTCCCCGATGATTTCACAGACGAGGTGTCTACAGAATGAGAAGAACTCGTCAAGGCTGACCCGGGGCAAAATTTGAGACGCCCCGGGCGTAAATAACAGCCTGTCTTCAGTTTCCTCATTCTTCATCTCAACAGCGAGCCACTTTTCAATAGCGCGCTGTCTCCGGAGTTCCGGAGGGTCCGTGTCTTTCGACACGAACTTAGAGAGGAACTGGGATTTCAAGTAATCCGTTCGCACGGACGCTTGTAGCCCCTGTATCTCCTGTATGAGACGATCTGTTAAGTCGATTGGAGGATTCCACACAAGGCCCTGGCTGGGCCGAGTGGACTTCTTCTTTCTGCTTGCCATTTTGGTCTCCAATAATGGACTGCGGGACCTTACCGGTCACCGAAGCGAAGAAAGCCAACAAGAGGGCGAAAACGAGCACCTTAAAGGCGCTCAATTCCGTTCCTGAAGGCTGGTCGTTCTGAGGCATTACATCCTCAGTACAGGTATGCGAGATTCGAAATGACATCGTCCATAACGGACGTGTTAAGGAGGTTCGCGAGAACCACCCGAACGTCATTACGTTCCGCAGTCGCCGAGGTACCATCGAACGTCAGCGTAAGGTCCGCATAAGCGGTCCGAACAGCTGTCGGCTTCGAGATACCGTTTACGACCATGTCCTGGATGACAGGCATCTGAAGAGAAACGGTCACCTTCTCTCGGCCAGAGGCCGAGCGAGAGCGTCCGATCTTCAGGCGTCCATCACCCACAGGAACCCCCGTCGACTCGACAAGGGTAGCCACGCCGGCTGCGATTTCACGCGGTTGAAACGTGCGATCGTCACCGGATGCATCGTCAACAACGATGCTAGTCAGCTGAGGCATTCATGTCTCCATTAAGGGCGGAATTGCCCTAATGAGTGAGCTGATGCACTACCGCCAAGGCGTTTAGTGCACGTGGAGTGGAATATGGCGTAATATCTGCATAGAACTCCGGAGCCGGGAACGAATCCCGAGCGCCTCGGTAAAAGTCGTAACCCTTTTCAAGGTACGACCCTTCATCTATGCAGACATCCCAGGCATTCAACCGACCAAGGTTACCCTTGGACTGAAGAGTGTATCCGAGATGTTCAGACGTCCATGAGTCCACAAAGGAGAGACCCATAGTAGCAGTGCAGGCTTCGAGTACTTGGCCGACCGGAATAAACCAGTCGACCACGAAGCTAAAGGGAATGACTTCCCAAGCAATGCTCAAAGGGTTCACCACACCCATTGAATCGAGTTGATAGTCGTGGAGGTTGTCAAGCCTTCCACGAATCACCGTACGACACTTGCCCTCTAAATG